AAATGCAAATGTCCAGTGTGTTATATATTTCATTAGTTTTGTGTTACCGTTGCCGAACAACTTGCACTCGAGCAGTTTTGTTCTAGATAATAGTTTTGATCGTTGCTACTATCCTGTGTTAGTGTGACAGATGAAGGATTACCACTTAGATGTATCTTTGCGTCATGACTACCAGAGCCATCTTGCGTCACATCTACGGTATGACTATCTGTCAGGTTGATATCTAAAAAGTGACTACCTGTGCCTTTTTGATCTACTTGCACATTGTTTGATCCATCTACATCTAGAAACAATATCTTATTACCTGTCTCTTTCTGATCTATGGTAATTGAATTACTATTACCATTGATTGTCACTTTTGAGAAATGATCCCCACTATTATTTAGATGTAATTGTTCGAGGTCTAAGGTATTTGAGGCACCTGTTATATTTACAACTGCTCTCTGATCTGTATCTTGCCATATATCTACATCATTTGTATTGCCATCTACATCAATGCCTAGCACATTATTATTGTTCTTTTGTGTGAGTGTTATCTCATTATTATCACCTTGTATAGAACCTGCGTTTGTTAAATCTGAACCTGTAATTAAGTTATTATCACCATCTTGTACAATATCTAAATCTATGCCATTACCTGATTGAGTTAGATATATGGCATTACCACTTTGTGTTTTATTTGTTGCTGTTGTTACCTCTGTCTGTTGAGATGATGTTATACCTGCTTGAGGTGTTGATGATAATGATGTATATAAATCTGAAATAAAACTATCAAAATGTGTGCCATCAAAAGCTGTTTCAAATTGATTTACGTCAAAGGTTATATAAACTGCACCAGTATAACCACTAGGTAGTTGGTCACCTGACCATCGCATCCAAACAATATCACCAGATGTATTCTTAGCCACCCATGTACCATCACCTGAAGAAATCTTAACACCATAAGGATAGATACCAAAACTAGTATAATTGCTATCTGTTATAGATGTATTTGTTTGTGATATGGTATTAGAGTTATTAGGACTAGTACAAGGTCTAGAGCAACCACTTGTATTGCCACCTAATACTAATGTACCACCAAATTTATTTTCTATCAAACCCTCTATGTTATTGTTTCTACCACTAAAATTACTATTCTCACCTGTGATAATTAATATACCACCATTCTGTACAAACGATTGATAATTTGTTTTACAGGTGCTACCACAATTACTATTATATTTTAAATCTACAACAACATCATAACTTGTATGTAAATTACTAGCAACAGAACCACTTGTTGAAAGTGTAACCGTATAGCCATCTGCCTCTAATTGATCTTTAACATTTGTATGAGCATCCTGATAATTACTATGATATATCAATGCTGTGTCAGCACGTGCTGCCTCTATTACACAAAATAAAACTACAAAAGATAGAAACACTATCCAAACAGTTGCAAAAAATTTACTGGTTTTGATATATGAAGATAACATTGTCTCCGTCTCCTAGTTCGTAATCTATAATTTCTGTATCACCTTGTGTCACATTTATTGTATAACCATCTTCTTGATTTAATCTTAATACTATATTATTACCTGCTTCGTCTGTTCTCATCCACACCCATTGTGGTTCTTCATCTAATAATATAACACCAAACTCATCTTGTCCTGTTTTTTTATCTTTCTTTTTATCAAACTCACTTTGCATTTGTATTGCGAGTTGTTTATTTAATTCTGCTAAGATATCTTTTAAAAAGTTTTGTTCTAAAAAATCTAAATCTAAAGCACCTGCAAATTCATCTTCTTCTACTTCTAACAAGTCAACCTCTAAATCATCAAACTTTAAGAAGTCTATATCTAAAGCATTTGCAACCACTCTTAATCTTTTTTCTTTTGCTTCTTGTTCTTCTATCTCTTTTGGTTTACTAACAACCAATAAGTTGTTAATCATATTTTCATCTAAACCAAGTATGACAGGTTTTAAAGGTCTTGACTCAGGTGTGCTAACAGTTGTTGCTTGAAATGCTTGATTCATAATTACAAAACCTGCGTCTGTCTCTACCGATATCTCACCCACATAACACATACCATCGCTGTCACAACTAGGTAGCAAAATAATAGTTGACGATCCTATCTCATCAATAGTCATAGCAAAATCTGTACCTCTGACTGCTATTGTAGCAGTAGGTGTTTTAATTTTTACATTCTGTGCTGAGTTTTTTGCAATCTGACCACTTGCATATCTAACTGTGCCAAGTGTTGCTTTTAGTGATAGTGATCCTGTCTTTGTGTTTGGGTCATAGATAAACTCATCAATTAAAAGTTTACTATGCTCTGTGACATCAACTCTGGTTTGGTCGATAAATTGTATACCGACCTTACCATTGCCTGTCTTTACAGTATCATATGAGAATATGTCTAGGTCTTTTTGAACCTCAATACCCTTGTCGCCATCTTGTCTATCTACAACAGCATTACCTTTGTGTAGAGTTACCTCACCTATACTAGCAAAACTATTTTTTGCTAAAATCGTAAGGGTTAAGAGTATGAGCCCAATTGTAAATAGATATGTTCGCATATAAAATAATACCAAAGAATAAAATTATGTTTAAAGTTCCTGTGTCCATGTTAGTCTGTTTGGCTGATATCAATATCAGCATTGTCTCCACTTGTTGTTAAAGTTATCATATTGTCATTAACACCAGATTGCACTATATCTACATCTGCTGTACCACCTGTGTGAGTGTGTATTAGTGTGTGACCTACTACATCACCATTACCATCAATGTCAATTAAATAGTTGTTTGTGTCACCGTTTACAGTAATTCTTAATATAGCACTATTACCATCAATTGTTGCTGCCACCACGTTAGAGTCTGATCCTGATTGACCAACTATATCTACGTCTGCACTTGTAGCTGATGATGTCTGTCCTATATCTAAATCTATATCGTTTGAGTTACCAGTAAAGTTAATTACAGCATTTGCACTACCACATGATGAGTTATTGCCTGTACTATCACAATTTAAATCTACATCATTCGAGTTACCAACTAAATTAATAACACCTGTGTATGTCGCACCATTGATCTGATATTTGATTACGTTAGAATTACCAATCTGATCTATGTTTAGTATAGTCGTGGCACCTGTTGACGCCGACGCTGTTGTTGAGTTACCAACCGTGTTATTAGAACCATCTTGTGTGATATCTAAATCAAGTGAAGCACCTGATTGTGTCACATATATATCATTAGCATATGACCAAGAAGTCATCAACATTAACATGACGATACTAATTAGTTTGTACATTGTTGTGTATTCCTATTTCTTCCTTTTTAAATTTCCAGTATTTCTTTTGTTCACCTGCGTGAATAATCTCTAAAACAGCAAACTCTATCGCTGTTCTAATTGCATATGTCACAGGTTCATTTACTGAGACACCGCTTTCTAATTCTATTGCCTTTGTGTTCATATCTACAAAGGTAAATACATCGCCACCTTTTGAGTGACTAGCGATAGTCTTAGTGACCTGTGTAGTTAATAATATCTCGCCTGTCTGTACAGATACAAGTCTCATTGCTACTGTCACCTGATCCACTCTGTATTGTTCACTAACACCGATGCCTAAATATCTTGCACCTTGACCGCCTGTCTGTATATTACTATCAAATCCTACTATCCCACCTTCGATAATAAGACCAGCAAACAATAAAGGTTTTAAAATATTACCTACGTTTTGTTCGCCATCGTATAAATCTCTTGTTGATCTAATCAATTGTCTTTCTTTGACTAGATTATCTAATCCTTCTCTCTCTACAACTTGAAACCAATCGCCACCTGATACCTTTTTCAATGCGTCTATTACAAATATACTTGCACCTTGTGTGACTGCTGTAGATAATTGAGAAAACTTTGTGCTAGGTTTTCTCTGACCTGTCTGGTCTGTAAATCTATAAACTGCTATCGTTATGATAGGTTGATTATCTAGGTCTGGTAAATTAATAAGTCTATTACTTGTTGTTGTACCTTCAATGTACGGTGCCTTGCCTTTGTAAACTTCTATCTGTTTATTAGCGGCACAACCAGACACAATTATCCCTAATAATATAATTAATAATGTTTTCATACTAATCCTAAAATTTAAAGTCACCTAGTGGTACGGTCATTGTAGTAGTTGTACCATCCACGTCAGTAATTGTTAATGTAATAATTTCTGTGCTTGTATCTTTTACCCAATAGATTTGAGCACCCTCTACTGTTGCTGTACCACTTGTAGGACAAGTAGTTGTGCTACTGTCACATGTAGTACCGAACATATTGTCAACCAGTTGTTTAGACAGATTGGCATAAATTCTACTCTCAACATTCGTAATAAACTTGTTGATAGTTTTATTCTTTTCTGCTCTATCAGCAGCTGCTTTAGCAGACTTTAGGTCATCAAATACCTTTTGTTCTCTCTGCACTTCTAACTGATTTATAGATAAGACGTGCTGAGAATATCCATTGCCGCTAAACGCAGGATTCTTAAAATCGTGTACTAATTCGGATGCTAGTAAGATATTGTCAAGGGTTAATATAAGGTAAGTCACTACTAACATCACCACTTTTGATGATGTTTTCATACTACTATTTATAATTAGTCTTGCTTATTTTTATTCTTTTCTTGTTCTTGGAGGGTAATAATTGTGTTCAGTTTAGTTCGTAACCTAATTATGTCGTTGTCTAATCTTCTTATTTTATCTATCAGACTAATTAACGCACTTGAAGCTTCGCTTAATTTCTTTGTGACCTCTTGTGTTATGAAGGTATAGATGAACCAGATAAACCAAGCCATTGCAATAGCTGACATGGTTGCAAAACCATATTCATTTAATATCTCTAATAGTTCCATTAGTCTTTCCGAGCGTCATCTTTGCCATCTGCTCTGGCAATTCTTTCTTCATCTGGTTTCAATTTTAAGGCATGAGATACTAATATGTCTAGTTTTATCATGTCATTGTTCATGGTCTGTATTCTGTTTTCTAGTCCCATGATTATACCATGTAAACTTTTAACAGAACCTACAACACCACCTAGTATATATTTTAAAATAATGTAAATAAAAGTGCCCATAGCAGTTGCTGCTGCTACAGGTAATCCAAATTTTTGTAGTATTTCTAAAAATATTTCCATGGTTGAGTAGGGGGCAAAGCGCCCCCTTTATTATATTAAATTATTTTTTAGTGTAGATTGAGTATAATACCCAAACAGCAACTAAACCAACTAAACCTTGAGCAGAAAATCCTGCGATAATTGATTGCACATTGCCTATTACGCTAATGTTTGGCCAAAAAGGTACGTTTTGTCCGCTAAATAAAACTTCTAAAACGATACCTAATGCGATAAGCGATACACCTACATCTGCTAATGCACTAGACCAATCTTTTATTTTATTAATAATTTCCATATAATCTCCTTTATATGATTTGATATCTCAAAACTTCATTCATAATGTCGTATGTTTATTTATAATATAAGAGGGCAGGGTTTAGAAACCCTACCCTACATAGAAACAGGTGGAGAGATTATTCTTCCTCTGCTAATTTACTGAAGTAAGATAGTGTTTCATCACCATCCTCATCAATATCAGCAGACATAGAAGCATTATCAACTGTTTCTGTTTTCACTGGTGCCACGTTTGTCACAGGTGGGATCGCAACATCTTCAGCAGTTCCAGTGCTTCTCGAACCTGTTAAAACTTTATCAAGTTTGCTTTTCAGCTCATCATAAGATTTAAAGTTCTCAGGCGCAAGAAATGGTTTAAGGGCATATTGTTTTTCCCAAATTTGTTCGATTGCCTCGTCATTATCTTTTATAGCAGACGGACTATCAAATTCTGATTTATCATAATTCCAGTAACCATCAACTTTTCTGATTTTTAATTTGAAGTTTGCACCTTCCCAGAAATCAAATGGGTTAATAGGTTTCTCATCTTCAAACTCAGGTTTCATTGCTTCAGTAATCTTATCAAAGATTTTCTTACCGAATTTAAATAACTTAACCTGACCTTCATTCTCAGGATGTTTTGCGTCACTAATAATAAGAACATTAGCAATATAAGATAATTTTCTTTTTCTCTTTCTTGCAATCTCTTTATCTGCTTCAACACCTGAATTCCAAAGTAAACTATTTGATTCACTTACTGGATCTTTTTTATTAAGAGTAGTTAAACTATTCTCAATATACCA